GGCAATTTTCCTATCTATCATTATGGAGAAGGAACAGTCCATGATGAAAAATTAGTACCTAATTGGAAATCTGTATTTTTAAAAAATGCTTTAAAGGTAGCATATAAGTATAATGAAGATTGGAAAAAGGAAAAGATTATGAATCATGCGAAAATTGGTGTTATAACTCCTGTATATAATGATACCGAACATTTATTTCACGCCATCAACTCGGTCAAATCTCAAAATTTAGGGAATGTTATTCATTACATTTATGACGATTGTTCTACTGATGGACTTGCAGATGTAATCTCTGAGTTTAAAGACGATAACTCAATCGTTTATTTAAAGGGTGATGAAAATAAAGGACAATCTCACGGAAGAAATCAAGCTATAGCTAAAGCAATATCTAATGGTTGTAATTATTTAGCTTTCTTAGATTCGGATGATGTTTGGTTTGAAGGTCATTTACAATTAGCACTTGACAATTTACAAACTAAAAATTGTGATATTATATATTCAACTCCAGAATTTGTTACTGAAGATGGCAACTTTGTTTTTCCTTATAATATTCCTGTACCTCATATTTTTATTGGTAAACAATTACTTCATAATAATTTTATTTGGGTATCTACAGTTGTTTGTGATGTAAGATGTTTTTTAAATGAAAAATTTGATGACACTCTTAACAGTGTAGAAGAATGGGATATGTGGATAAGGCAGTATGAATCCGGCCGAGCCTTTTATAAACAACCAGAAATGACGGCTAGATATTTGGTCCGTGATGGTTCTCAGGCATCTAAAGGTCATGAGAAAATGGAATTATTAAAACAAAAACACACTATGTTGCCTGAATTAAAGTTACATTTGGCTTGCGGACATGACTATAATGAAGGTTATATTAATATAGACTTGTATGCTCCTGAAGATGCTAAATGTGATGTGCGTTTTGACATTCAAAAATTACCTTATGATGATGAAACTGTGGATGAAATTAAGGCGTTTCATATTATTGAACATTTTCATTTTTTCGAAATACAAGAAGTTCTCAAAGAATGGTATCGTGTATTGAAACCTGGTGGTAAACTTTATTTGGAAACTCCAGATTTTTTAGAAACCTGCCGATCTTTTGTCGAAGGTAGTCCCAAAATGCCTTTAGAAGAATGGAGAGTATTGTTATATGGACATTTTTTCGCACATCCTTGGATTCCAGGACAAACACATAAATTTTTATTTACAGAGTCTCAATTAAAAACTAATCTTGGATGGGCTGGATTTAAAAAAATTAACCGAGTTCGTCCAGCTTCTAAGTATGTAATGAACGAAACTCACCATTTGTTTTTGACAGTCGAAGCTTTCAAATGATATTATGTTCAATCTCCACCAAAGGTAGGTATGATACTACACTGCCTATGGCCATACAGTCGGTACTTACACAAACTGTTTTACCAGATAAATTGGTTCTATTTGATGATAATGATGAACCTAAAGATTTAAGGCAATTACAACATTTTCAATATTTGTTTAAGATTATGGATGAAAAAGGACTATCATGGGAAGTTATTTTTGGTCCTAAAAAAGGTCAACATTATAATCATCAAACTGCTAATACAATGGGATATGAATGGGTTTGGCGACTAGATGATGACACTGTGGCTGAATCAAATGTATTAGAAACTTTATTATCTTATACATCACCAGAAATTGGTGCTGTTGGTGGGTCAATTTTAACTCCACCATTTATTAAAGGTCTACAATCAACAGGTAAAATTGAAGACCTTGAAGAACAAAGCATACAATGGGATTATATTTCACATGTCAAAGAAGTGGATCATCTTCATTGTTCCTTTCTTTATCGAGCTGGTATTCAAGATTATAATTTAGCACTATCTAGGGCTGCTTTCAGAGAAGAAACGCTTTTTACTTTTGGTCTCAAACAACGTGGTTATAAAATTTTAGTTATACCAAATGCAAATACTTGGCATTTAAAAAATCAATCTGGTGGTGTAAGGACAAATACCAAAGAAATGTTCGATAATGATGACAAAATCTTTCGCAACTTTTTAAAATATAAAAATCAAACCATTGTTGTTTTAGATTGTGGTATGGGAGATCATATTATATTTTCTCATGTTTTACCACATATAAAACGTCCAGAAGTTTTCTCTTGTTATCCGGATATAATACCGGGTCGAAGTATTGCTGAAGCGATTGAATTATTTGGAGATATTGAACAATTTAATGTTTATAGAAAAATGGATCAATGGAATTGGAAACAATCAGTAGAAAAAGCCTTTAGAAGGTTATATAACGTATGATACTTATAGCTCCATATTCTAAACTATTGCGGAATGGTAAAAATAATCCTAAAAATTATCCGTATTGGAAAGAACTGATTTCATTAATTAAAGAAGAAATCATTCAAATAGGAACAGATCATGAGGAACAATTAGTACCAGAGTTTCGTAGAAATTTACCACTTGGAGACTTAAGATACTTAATTGGAGAATGTAGGACATGGATTTCAGTTGATAGTTTCTTTCAACATTTAGCTTGGGACTGTGGTAAAAAAGGTATTGTTTTATTTGGACCATCGGATCCACTTATCTTTGGACATCCAGAGAATATAAATTTACTGGAAGATAGGTCTTATTTGCGAGAAAAACAGTTTTGGTGGTGGGAACAATGTGAATATAGAAAGGAGGCCTTTGTTAAACCGGCAGAAGTCCTAAAATATTTGTAAGATAAATACACTATAAACAAGGATTTTCTATGGCATCTCCAACAACAAGAACACAATTCAAAGATTATTGTCTTAGAAGGTTAGGTTGGCCAGTCATTGACATTAACGTTGATGATGACCAGGTAGACGATAGAATTGATGATGCTTTAAGTTTTTTCTATGATTACCACTATGATGGTACAGAAAAACTCTTTATGAAGCACCGAATCACACAAGCCGATATAGACCGCCGTTGGATTTATTGTCCTGATGCAGTGCTTTTTGTCACTGGTATTCTTCGTTTTGATGATTCTAATTCTTCAGTTAATATGTTTGACCTTAGATACCAATTAAGACTGCATGACTTATATGATTTCACCTCTGTTTCTTATGTGTCTTATGAAATCACCATGCAACATATACAAACTTTGAACCTTCTTTTTTCTGGAACACCACAGTTTCGCTTCAATCGTATGCAAAACAAAGTATTTTTAGACATTGATTGGTCTAGGGATCTTGCAGTTGGTGATTATGTTATTGTTGAATGTTATCGTAAAATGGCACCAGAAACGGTAAGTTTAACTGGTACGGCCAATCTTGTTTCAGGTAACACAACCGTAGAAGGAACTAGTACAAAGTTTGACCAAGAAATTGTGGAAAATGATTTTGTTATATTTGGTTCCGAAACACTTCAAGTTAGCAAAATTAATTCACCAACAAATATTACACTTACTTCAGCACCAGCCGCATCAAATGCCACAGCAACAATGACCGTTTCCGGTTTAACCGATGTATGGGATAATCGTTTTCTGAAGGCCTATGCCACCGCCAAAATTAAAATGCAATGGGGTTCTAATCTGAAAAAGTTTGGTGGTATTCAAATGCCAGGTGGAGTTACATTAAATGGCCAACAAATATATGATGAAGCTATAGAAGAAATAAAAAATCTTGAAGATCAAATGTATAATGCCACGAGTATGCCTAGTGAAATATTCATAGGATAATTTTGTGCCTACCAATTTATACTTTAATCATTTTCCAAAAAATCAAATAACAAGTGAGCAATTACTTGTAGAAGATTTGGTTATCGAAGCCATGCAAATACATGGTATGGATGTTTATTATCTTCCTAGAACCGTTAGAGAAGGAAATGAAATAGATTATATTTACGGTGAAGATACTCTCAAAGAATACAGGTCAGCTTATACTTTAGAAATGTATTTGGAAAATGTGACAGGTATGGATGGTGAAGGTGACTTTATTTCGAAATTTGGTTTAGAAATTCGTGATGAAATAAATTTTTTAGTTTCTCGTCGTAGATTTAAATATGCCACTAGAAATTCATCATTGAATAGGCCTAGAGAGGGTGATTTAATTTATGTACCACTTTTAAAGAATTTTTTTGAAATCACATTTGTTGAAAACGAAAATGACCAAGCAATGTTTTATACACTGGGTCGTGGACGTGGTGGTAATGTTTATGTTTATAGTTTAAAATTAAAACAATTTGTATTCTCAAATGAAATTATTCAAACTGGAATAGCTGAAGTTGATTCACAAATCCGAGATAATTATTCACAAACAAAAATTACATTAACAACTGGTTCAGGTTACTTCACTAATG